CAGAAGTAGATAACAAACCTGCTTTAGTGGAATGGACAAAAATAAAATTATAGAGCAATATTGGCTTAATGAAGAAGTCAATCAAGCATTTGCAAAGATGCAGCCTGAAGAATTGCAGTATGATTTAAAGGTTGAGGTTTTTATGGTTTTATTAGAAATGGAAGATACAAAGCTATTTGGTCTATATAAAAGAGGAGAAATTAGATTTTACATAGTTAGAACTATGCTAAATATGATTAAATCTGATAGAAGTCAATTTTGGAAAAAGTATAGAAACTATAGTGAATATAACGGCAAAGACATTTTAGTAGTAGAAAATGAATGCGTTATTGATATAATGGAGCAGGGTATAGAAAAACTACATTGGTATCAAAAAGAAATATTAAGGTTGTATACATTTGACTTTAATAAAAACGCAAAGGAATTAAGTAGACAAACAGGTATACCTTATATGTCAATTATAAGAACTTTAAAACAAACTAAAACTGAACTAAAAAAACACATACGGAAATGATTCAAATAATTTTAACTAGCATATGTGCATCATTATTTTTTAATACTATCCACAACCTACATCGTAAATGGGGAATCAACTTCAAACCTTTCAGTTGTGGAAGTTGCTTGGCTTCGTGGATTGCGGTTGTATTGTATTTCACACCTGAACTAATTGTAAACATAACAAGTGTTTTATTTATATCAGGATTTATGGCATCTATTGTAGAAACTTTAATTTATAAGATATGGAATTAGTAGACAGATTATTTTTAAAGGAGCATTACAATAATTACGAAACATCACAAAGTGGATATCTTAGAAATTTAGACTTGTCTGTAATGAAAACCTATGAAAGCATTTATAGAAAATACATAGACCCTAATTTTATTTTGACTATATGGTGTGGAAATTGCCGTATGGATATGGTAGTTAGATTATACAAATACTATAATAGTTTACCAATAGAAAACCTTTTAGAACCAAAAAAGCGTGGTCGCAAACCAAAAACAAATGGCTAATTTTATACATCCAACCGCAATACTAGGACATAATGTTATAATAGGGGATAACAATTACATAGGCGCATATTGTATTATAGGCGACCCTGCGGAACATAAAAAGTATTGGGGAGAAAGACCTCACAAAGTAATTATAGGAAATAACAATATAATTACAGGATTAGTAACTATAGATGCAGGAACAGAAAATCCTACATACATAGGCGATAATTGTTTTATTATGAAACACGCACACATTGGACACGATTGCACAATAAATTCAAATGTTACTATTAGTTGCGGAGCAAAAATAGGTGGGCATTCTGTAATAGGAGAAAAATCTAATATTGGATTAAATGCCGTATTGCATCAATTTAGTAAGATAAAGGTAGGATGTATGATTGGAGCAAGTGCCTTTTTTAAAGGAGAAACCGAACCATATACAAAATACGCAGGGGTACCTGCAAGAAAATTAGGAGAAAATAAACCACGATGAACGCAGTAATATATTTAAACTACAAAAGTAGAAACATTGAAACTTTGTTTCATAACATTAAAAATGCAGGTAAGCATATAGATATAATTAGTATTGTAGATGAAACAGGTATTGCTTATGCAATCAATAAAGGATTGATGCAATTAAACAATTTTGACTATGTAACTATTATAGGCAATGATATACTAGAGCCTGATAATTGGTTAGTAACTAGAAATGAGTTTATGCAGGATAAAACCATTGGTATTTGTTCTATTAATTTATCAGCAATTTATGAAGATACATTAGATTTGATTGGGAACTTTACAATATCCAAAGAAACAATAAATAGGTTAGGCGCATTTAATGAAGAACTAGACCCATATGGAGCAATAGATTTAGATTATTGTACTAGATGCAGGGCAGCAGGATTACATACAAAGTACATACCAAAAACAAAAGCTACACATATTGAACAGAATGGTAGTGATGTTTATGGGTATAATAAAATGGACTTAGTTAAAAAGACTTGGGATTTACATACTAAAAATGTTTTTGATTATTCAAATGGAACTAAAGCATATTATATCCCTTTATGAGAATACTAGCAATTACAAACAAATTTAGTGGGGTTGGATATCATAGGATTATGATGCCTTTAGTCAATATGCGAAAAGACTATTGTATGATTACAGATACAATTAATGAAGCAGTATTTGATAACAATTATGACATCGTTTTATTTAACAGATTTTTAGCTTCAACTGATGCTAAACTATTAGTTAAAATGAAGATAAAATATAACTTTAAATTGATAGTAGATAATGATGACTATTGGATTTTACCACCTTCCCACGTTCTTGCTGAAAGATATAGAAATAGTAATATAGCAGAAATTATTACAGAGTATATGAAGGTTGCAGACTTATGCACCTGTACGCACGAAAGACTTGCTGAAGAAATATATAAGTTTAACCCTAATGTAGAAATAATCCCTAATGCATTACCTTATGGGGAAGAACAGTTCCAAGATAATAAAATAGAATCAGAGTTAGTTAGATTGTTTTGGGCAGGTTCAGGCACTCACGTTCCTGATTTGGATATATTGCGTAACCCAATGAAAAAGATTAACTTCCCTGTAAGAACGGTCATTGCAGGTTATAATCTAGGGGAGAAACATTTATGGGATAGAATGATTGGGGTGTTTACTAATGGATTGAAACTTAACCCTACTATCTATGACTATGCAGATGTTAGTAATTATATGGGTGCTTATGCTGATTCTGATATAAGTATAATCCCATTGGTAGAAAACAAGTTCGGTGCTATGAAATCAAACCTAAAGGTATTAGAGACTGCTGCAAAGAAGAACCCTGCTATAGTCAGCAACGTACACCCCTATAAGGATATGCCTGTATGCTATGTAAACAATCAACAAGATTGGTACAAATGGATTAAGCTACTGACATTTGATGAGGCAGCTAGGATTGAATATGGACAAAAACTATTTGATTACTGCAATACCAACTTTAACCTGCACACCATAAATAATAAAAGATTTGCTATTTATAATAAATTAATAGGTAATGCCGATATACAAATGTAGCAATGGAAAGTACAGAATTGGTACAGGAAGTTGCGTTTATGACACAGAACAACAAGCTGCTAAAGTATGGGCAGCAATTATAGCTAGTGGTAAATATGAAGAAACTTATAATGATTATCCTGAATCAGCTAGTAACAATGCAAAAAGAGCATTAAAATGGGCAGAAGAAAATGGTTGGGGTCAATGTGGAACTGCAGTAGGCAAAGCTAGAGCAAACCAATTAGCAAAGAAAGAAAACATTTCTAGAGATACTATAGCTAGGATGGCATCATTTAAAAGACATCAACAAAGTAAAGATGTGCCATATTCTGAAGGATGTGGTGGATTAATGTGGGATGCTTGGGGTGGTACTTCAGGCATTGAATGGGCAATAAATAAGCTAAAGCAAATAGATAAGTAATGGAATACCATATTCAATTTGGAAGATACAGAATATCATTAGGGGTATTAACAGAAACAATCCAACTAGGTATTTCAATAGGTTATTCAGTAGATGAATATGCACAATTACATAAGAGTTTAAACATAGGATTTATATTCGTATCTTTAAACTTTATAATAATGAATGAAGAAACACACTAAACTATATTTAGATTATTTTGGGTATGGCATAGAAGATTTTATCCCTTGTGAATCCTGTGGCGCAAAAGCAGTTGACATACACCACATAGAAGCAAGAGGTATGGGGGGTAATGCAAAAGCTGATAATATTAAAAATCTTATGGCACTTTGCAGACAATGTCATATTGTAATGGGTGATACTAAAACACATATGCAGTACTTAAAAAATAAACATAAAAATAAATTAGATGAAAGAAAAAAATGAAACTACACAGGTTAAAATTGTTAGCATTAATGATATTATACCTAATACAGATAACCCTAGAATTATTTTAGATTCTAAATTTAAAAAACTATTACAAAGTATACAGGATTTTCCTGAAATGCTTCAATTAAGACCTATTATTATCAATCAAGATATGGTTATTCTTGGTGGTAATATGAGGTATAAGGCTGCAGTTCATTTAGGCTACAAAGAACTTCCTGTAATATATGCCACAGGTTTTACTAAAGAGCAAGAGGCGGAATTTATTATAAAAGACAATGTTAACTTTGGTGAATGGGATATGGATATTTTGGCAAATCAATGGGAAACTAACCAACTTAAAGAATGGGGTATAGACTTACCATCTTTTGATGTAAGTGATTTAGAGAAAGAAAACAATGAATCTTTAGATAACTATATTATTAAATATGAAATTGTATTTAATAATGAAGGGGAACAAGAAAGTTGGTATAAGTTTATGAAAGATTTAAAGGACAAGTACATTGAATGCGATACATTTAGCGAAAGATTAATTAAATTTTTAGAAGAAAATAAATATGTCTAAAGAAATA